TCTGCACTTGCAGTTGCTTTGTGTTCGTTGTAATCATCAATACTCATATAAGAACCATCTAATAGTCTTACACTATCACTTACTTCGATTTCGCTTAACTTATCTAAACTTCTAAATTTATTAAGTCTTACTTTAACATTTTTCTTGCCTTCTTGGTTTTCATATTCTTCATATTGGAAAACACCAACAATTTTCTTTCCAGTTAATTTTTCTTCGTTCCAATCCCATTTATAACCAGGATTAGAGTTTTCAACGCAAGTTATAAATCCTTTAAAATAAGCAATGTTATCGCCTTGGAAAGCTAAATAACGTGTTGCATTGTTGTCCCATGTTTTAGGTGAGTTTGTATTGTTGTCAAATCTTCTTTGGAAATAACCTTTATATTCACCACTTGCAATGTCTACTTGAACCCTAAAACTTTCTTTTTCATTAAATGGGTTTTTATAAACTTCTGCACCTCTTATAATACATTCATACGCCCCAATTGGAAGTGCTTTAAAATCTTCCATTCCTTTTGCTTCTACTTGTTCCCAATTTTCAATTACTTTCATTATTCATTTTCTCCTTCTACACTATAAATATTTATTCTAACTTTTTCTTTGTTATAACTTTGTAATTCTATTATATAATTGTTTGATAAAAGTGTGTCAACCAAATCTTCAACTTGGAATCTTTTTATAAATAAACAACCCACAAATACTTTTTCCATTTTATTCTCCTTCTTTATTTAACTTTTCAGTTATCGGTTTAAATCCATAATATTCACGAATAACCTTATCAACTTCTGCTAGATCATTTGGTATAAAATCATCTTGGAACATATCTATTGGTGACTTGCATACACTTGTTCCGTCATTATGTGTTTGAAAAACATATTGATTTTCCTTTTGCATACTTCTTAAAACTATACTAAATAATCCTTCAATAACTAATTGTTGTGATAACATTTTACCAATTGATTTTGGGTGTGTTATACCATTTTCATCAATTTCTTCGTGTGTTACAAAATAAATTATTTTTTCACCATCACACTTTTTAGGTGTTTCTATAAGATTATAATAATTTATTGCCATGGTTGTAAACTTATCATAACCTTTTTGAGTTGCTTTTTCAAAGTTCTCAAAAGTCATCATATAAGAACTATCATCTACAACTATTATTCTTTTATCTGTTTTGATTATTGCATTTATCATTTGTTCATAATTAGTGCAACTTGTTATCTTTAAGCCATTTTTGTTACGAAAAGGCATTGGCTTATTTGTGACATTAATTATAGCAGTTTCTTCTGCTGGTAAATTTCTTAAACTTGTGGATTTGCCAGTTCCACTTGCCCCCATTAATAAAACTCCAATACTATTCATTCCTTTAATTCTCCTATTCTCTAATATTTTTTTTACTTCATTTTCCATATTTAATGGTTCAATAATTTCATAATTATCTGCGTTTACATTAAAATAAACAATAAATGTTTCATCAACTTTTAAATTGGTATTTTTTTCAAATTTATATTTGTAATCTCCTAATTGGAAAGAATAATGAATATAGTTGCAATCATCAAATTTATGTAATGGAATTAACATTTTTTTATGTCTATAACTTTCATATTCTATTTTCTTATTAGTTTTATAATCTATGATAGTTATACCACCTGTATATTTATTTAACATCATTTGATCCGTTGCACCACATTCGTCATAATCTTCATCGCCTAAATAGATTTCACAACCTATAAGTTCATACATATCTTTGTAGTCATTATAAAAGTTTATTGCTTGTGGTATAAGTTTTTCAATATCGCTTTTTAGTCTATCTAAATCAATTTCTTTTGGAATATTTGAATAATCAAATTTATATTCTTTACCTTCCCATAGACTTTGTGCGAACTCATGTGCCATACTTCCCTTGATTGTAGAATGTAAATTTTCTATTCGCCATTCTTCTAATACTTCTTGTTGACTTATATTTCTTTTATTAGCTACTTGTTGTGATATTGTATCACTATCAAATTTTTGTTCATATTGAGATATAAGACCAGTTGTACTTATTCCTACACGTTTACCATTGCATAGATAATAATGCCCGTTTTCTATAAAAGTATATTTGCCAAATGCTTGTTGAATTTTATTTTTTATATCTTCTATATTATTCTTCATAATATCTCCAATGATAACCTAAACTAGTATTTCTAATTCCTTTACAAACTTGAGATATGTTTCTACATTTTTTTATTCTTTGTGCTTCATTTACAGAATTAAATATTTCTCCTGTTTCAATACAAATCACTTGTTTACATCTATGCTTATATGATTCATATTTTGCTTTTTTACCTTTAAATGGTGAAACTATACCTTTTTTAAATTCAGTTTGTGGTGATAAATGAATACCTTTTTTACCTTTATTCCAAGAAATATGGCCTTTATTAACTTGACTTAATATTTTTTTATGCTTTTCGCTTAATTTATTTCCTTTATTTGCTCTTCCTATTTTATTTTTATGTTCTTCAGTTAATTTTCTTCCTTTTGTCCAAGGTATTTTTCCTTTATTTTTTTCACTTATTTTTCTTTTTGTTTCATCGCTTTGTTTGCCTTTACTATTTCCACCATTAGCAATATTATATCCATATTTATCATTATTACTTTTATAATAAGCAACTAATTCTATTTCTTTTTGTTCTGCTTGTTCTTTTGATAAATTGTTAAATAATATGATATGTTCAAAATTATTCCATTTATATTTTTTTATAGCATTATAAAATCTTAAACTTTTTTTATAATTTATACCATTGTTCCCAAAACGATGTTCTGGTTTTTGGCTTGTAATACCAATATAAACTTTACCATTTATTTTATTTTTGTGCATATAAACTGTGTAATTATGTTCTTCCATATTATTTGCCTCTTTCTATTAATAACATTCTAATATAAGCATTTAATGATAATCCTTTTTCTTTGGCTTCTTGTTCTAATTGCTTTTTTAAATCATCATCAATTTTTATGTGTAACACTTTCTATACCTCCTTTACAATTAAAATTATACTATCTTTTTTATAACAATGCAATATATTTTTTATATATTTTTTATTATTTTTTTACACCACAAAAAAACTAGGTTTTAACCTAGCTTTTTAAATGTTATTCTACTTCTTTTAAAGGTGTAGAACTTAACCTATAATCAACCCCATTGATTCTAACAACGGCAGTATTATCACTTTTGCGAACACTTATAACATCAAATGTTCCAGGTATTTGAACTTTACTACCAGCGTGTAATACTTGGTCGACTTTTTCTTTTGATACATTTGATTTTTTTCTAAATGCGTGAAGTCCAGGCATATCAATAGTCATCACTTGGCATTTATTTGGGTTTTGTGAAAAATACCAGTTTTGGTTTCCGTCCCAATGGTCGAATATTGCTATATGGTTTGAACTCCAAATACATAAATCTCCTGGGTACATTTCATATACAGAAATCTCATCAAAATATTTTTTTAATAGACTTATCTTTGGTTCTACTAACATATTCTTAACATTTCCACAACCACTTAATATAGAAGTTGGTAGATTAAGAACTTCTTTCATATAAAATTGTGCTAGATCCCAACATTGTGCGCCATAGTAACCATCAAAATCAATGTACTTTCCATTATACTTATTCTTAAATTGTTCGTATGTCATCTTATTTCACCTCCTTATTATAATTGTGTGTACTTATTCCTAAAATAGCACCCAATAATGTGTCAAGTGCCATTATAGTACCAGAAATTTCAGTTCCATAAGGTATGTTCCATATTTTAAAAACTGCGATTACAAAAGTTGCAAGTGCTGGTAAATAATATTGTGCTACCTTTTTCCAAAAATCATAACTTTTATTGCTCATTTTCATAATATCACTCCTTATTTTTTAATTATTTGTAATGCACAAACAAGTAATGCACCACTAATTTCTCCTAATATAAATCCTATTATAAATAACATATAATCCTCCTATGAGAACTTTATAATTCTTGCCCACCAAGTTATTGTTGTATTTATTGAACCGTTATAATGCCAATAATAAACTGCATTTACTTGGTTGCTTGTAGGGTGTACGCATACATTTGTTGTTAGTGAAGCGTCCCTAAAGTCAGTTCCAGAACTAAAGAATATATTATTACTTTTTGTCACTCCTACTGGGAAATCACTTACTTTTGCAGTTCCCCAACTTGGGCCGGAAGAATAGTTTACTGTGAATGTTCCTTTTTTAAAATATTCAGTATATCCATTATGAACTAATTTTGTCCAACCATTTGCGTCTGTTGTTTTAGTATAACTATTTATAAGCGAATATTCATAAGTTCCATTTGATTGCCTTCTACAATAATAAGAATAATCTTTTGAAAACCAAACAAGTTGATTAAAACCTCCAATTTTACTATAAAGACCAAAACCATAATTTACTCCACTCCAACCACCATTAATGAATGCTTGAGCATTTCCTTTTGTTGTGTTTATATGGTTAATACAATAATCAATTTTATTTTTCATCATTGCTTCCCAATTAGAGCCACTTGTATCATTAAACATACCTACAATATTATTTAATTTATACATATTGTTTTCGCTTGTATCTGCTATAATAAAATCTCCATTTACTTGAACTTCATCATCTCCAAGGTCTAATACTGGAATACCTTTTGTTACATTTGTACTATTACTTGTACTACTATATGCGTCATTTACATATATATAAAATGTTGCACCTGACGTATAAACTAATTGATTAGATAATGTATAATTGCTTATTCTTATTCTATGATTTGTATTATCTATTGTTACAGAAGAACTTGGTATTGTTGTTTGTGTGCCATCATTCATTTTCCATTTAACTACTGGGGCATTTGTGACACTTCCTACATTTGTGTTCCAATATGTTGCCTCTAAATTTATTAAAATATTACTACTTGTAGGATTAGTTCTTCTAAAACTAAAACTTAATATTTTTACAGGTTCATAATTTAATAATGTTTTTGTAATTGTAGTAGAAGTTGAATTACCCCTACTATCTGTTGTCTTAACTACAAAACTATTTGAAGTTGGTGTTATTGTAAACTCGTAAGGACTTGAAGTATCACTACTTGTCGAACCACTATGTGTTAATTCTACTTTAGATATACTTGCACCTTTTTTTGCGCTTGGTGTTATTGTAAATTTAACTTTTGATAAATTCTTAACTATTGTACTTGCACTTGTACTTCCTAAAGCATTTGAAACAACTGTATTTGTTTCGACTTCACTATGTGTAAATGTTGGATTACCATTAACTATTGTCATAGTTTTTTGTACGCTTTGGTAGAAAGTGTTGCTACCTACAACTGTTTTTAAATAAAACTTAACTTGTAATGTATTGCTATTTGGTGTTGCATTTCTTAATGCATTTCTTTCTGCCGTTGTTAAATTAAATGTATAACTTGATCCTGTTTTTCCAACATCTCTATAATTTGCATAAGCAGTATTACCACTTGTATTAAATATTCCTGCTTGTAAAGAACTTACATTATTACCACCTGGGTTTGAATAATTAATTGTTGGATTAGCTTCATCGTTAAAGTCTGGGGCAGAAGTTATTGTTGCATATCTATTAATTTTTGGAAAGATTACATCTGCATTTGTACTTCCACTACCACCAAAAGTTGCAGTCCAACTTGTTGCTATATTCTTTGTTGGTGTAGAACCATCAGCATTATGCGTTATGGTTCTATTTATATCTTGAATAGCAGTTTCACCTTTGCCTAATGTTGTATAACCTAAACTTTTGCTTGTTCCATCAACTGTTGAAGTAGCACTACTAAAACTTAATGTACTTTGTGAAGTATAATACATTGTTTTTATATTATAAGTAGTTACATTTGTTGCTTCATCTTGACTTAAATATCTTGCATAAGTTCTATATTCTCCATAACTTAAACTTATTGTTGAAATCAACTGATAATTTTTTGTTAATAAAACTGCCATACTAACCTCCTATATAGAAGAACCCTGTGTGTTGTTCTCCGTTATTTTCGTATTTTTCAATTCTATGGTTTCCAACTATGAAATATTTATCAACAGTTAAGTTGTTTACTTCACTCTTTGTTTCATTGCTTTCATTGTCATAACCAAACCACGCAAGAGTTTCATCACCTGACATGATTTTAAATTCTTCATTATTCATTGTTGTTGATATTTGCGAAGTGTCAGTTGCAACCTTTAATCCTTCGTTATCTATTGTTACAGAAGTGGTCTTTACTAAACTAGCACCTTCGTCAACTTGTTCTTGAATAGCAGTTATTTGTGCAGTTATTCCTTCAGTTGTTTGTGTTAATCTTGAACCTAATGCTTCAACTTGTTCCCCTGCTTGATTTACT